TCCTCAGTGTATGTCCCTACTGGGTTGCCCGAACTCGCTTGCGTTGTGTCTCCTGCGGCTTTGGCTAGACCGTAGAATACATCATCGACATTCCCTGTGCCATCCATCACATCCGCAGAATGCTCTCCGTCCTTATCAGTGATAGTGATTCTGTGGCCGCCTGTGATGGGAGTGATTGTGACGGTCGGGGAGATGCCGTCCTGTCCTGTCAGACCTCTTTCGCCCCGCTCGCCCTTATCGCCTTTGATTGATGGCACTCCCACCCAATTACCTTGGGAATCTTTTATTTTTAATACACTCATTCAACCACCTCCTTTAGGTAGTTTTATTGATGGAAACACGTGCACATGCCGTCCCCATTTATTGTTTATCTGGGAATAGTAGGGCCACTACCAATCTCGGGGTATCCCGTTGCCGATGATGTAGTGTACGTACCCGAAGCATCAACCGCGTAAACTCCTTCGTTAATATCTACGTTAGTTACTATTCTGACTGAAATTCCGGTTTCAAGATTCCCAGAGTTATATATAGCCGCACACAGTTTCCCTTGTGCCAACGCGTCATATATTTCCTGCCATGTTTTATCGAGCATTCCATCCGTATCATTGATAACCATGACACCGCCAGCGTCCGCAATCCCGTCTTCCATGTGGTTGAGCTTTTCGCTAGTTACAATGTCACCATCTGCCCATGTGTTCTTTGTGTATGCCATTTCTTGACTCCTTTCTTAGTCTTTTACTGTCATGTAACCCGCCTGTCCAACTCCAACAATAGGAGATGATTTATCGTCACTTGTATCACTTGTTACCACCATATAGCCAACCCGTCCTATTCCAACAATGGATGATGATTTGTCATCAGCATCATCACTTGTATCAATCCAGACATTAATTCCCTCATCGGTTGGTTCGGTATCACCAATATAAACACCGCTTGCGCCAGTCAGTCCACGTTCGCCTTGGATGCCTTGAATCCCCTGTTCTCCGCGGTCACCCTTCTCACCGCGGTCACCTTTCGGGATTCCAAACGACATCACTCCTGTCTGAGCATCATAGCTTGCACTTGCACTTGATCCCGCAGGAAGTGTCTGAGCGGATGCAGTCATGGAGTGGATGGAATCGGCTTTTTCGATTGCGGTCTGTGCGCTCTGTTCTGCGGACCGTGCGGACTGAGCGGATGCCCTAGCAGATGCGCTTGCCTGTGATGCAGATTGACTTGCTGAGTTGGCGTTGCTTATGGCTACAGTGGAGTATTCCTGCGCCTGCCTTGCGCTTTCCTGTGCGCTCTCAGCATATCCAAGAGCCGACTGCGCCGATGCACTTGCCTCAGATGCGGACGCTTCTGCCGTCTCCACCGCTTCATTCGACCGCACGATCAGCTGATCGATGCTGCTCTGCTGACTAGGAGTAGGCTCATCCTCGGATGTCCTCGGTTTCAGCTTGTTCGGGATTCTCCACTTATAGGTCGATTTCCCATAGTCTTCGCCAATGTAAAAAAGCCAGACGAAGATGTCTTTTCCTGTGTCGATAAGTGACTTCGGGACTTCGCCGCCATCCGCTCCGCAGTAAACAGGATAAGCAGTTCCAGAGTGCTCGTCATTGGAGAAGTCGAGACGATATGTCGCAGGCAAGTCCTCGATAATTGGCTGAAAGATATAGCCATAGTCCCACTGAGTTATCGGAGCAGTGACGGTGTATCTCCCACCGCCGACAACTCCTTTGATGATTTTGGAAGTGTTCATAAGACTCACTCCTTATAGATATTCTGAGCGACAAAAGTCTTGCCCTCTTTGTATGCTTGTATAGCGACCTCTTGAGCGAGCAGGTTTTCTGCATCTGTGCCAGTTATGACCCCTGTCCCAAGATTAGCTCCAGGAACGTTTAGCTTGTTGTAGATGCTTGTCGTAATCCGCATCGGACAGCCGTATACAGATTTGCTGATGCCAAGACGTTCTAGCAACCAGCACAATGATACATACGTCTGCAAAAGGCAAGGTAGACCCTCTTGCGTATGAGTTCCGTCTGGACTCAGATGCCCTTGGTCACCAAGGCTGTCGAGGTCTGTGCTTAATGCCCGATATACAGCGATGCCATTAGGGATCATGTCCTGTGTAATCGTATCCTTCAATATAAGCGCATTGCCTGTCTTTGTCAGTGCAAATACGGAATCAGCACTTGCTCGGAGCGGAGCGTGAAACAGCGATATAAATTCCAGTCCGTTTCCGCCTGTATAATGCGATTGGATGTAATCTCTGCAATTTGTCCAATCGGCTAGGTCTGCGCTTACGTAGGATGATTTGTAGTTAAAATACTCCTGCAGACACACTACATCAAATTTGTATGTACTGAGGATGTCTTCCATTGTTTTGCTGTTGTTGTAATTCGTCCATGCAGACTCATTTTCGGCAACGGAAAAAATAGAGCAGGTCTGATTATTGACAAATTTGTTATAGTGCTGTGCAAGCGTATAACCGCCCTGATACCAGATATAAAATCTAAAATCAATCTCTGGATAATATGTTTTGAGCATATACGGCAGATATGCGATGCCATCCTGTGTGAGGGAGTTGCCGACAAAAAGGATAGATATTGACCGCTTGTTTTGCTCCACAGCATTGCAGATGTACTCGCCCTTTATCACTTTTCTGGGGCTTGCTTCATGGGCATTGAGGACGATGTATTTTGTCCCAATCGGAGCAATGACACGCTCATTTGTATAGTTGTAGTTGTTCGCACCTGCCACCGCCCTCGATATGATATTGTTGTTACCGTCTGTTCCATCACTTGACAAAAATGCCCAGTTTCTCGCCCCACTTGCCCCTCTGGACGTTATATAAAAAACATCGCCTTCTGAACACGGGAGTATAACGCACGAATAACCAGTTTGATCTACAATATCTGTGTTGATATTAACGGATGTGATAGCAGTACGAAGCAAGACATTTTTGCCAGACAGCCAACCAGTAACCTCTGTCATACCGTTGGTGGCAGTAAAACCGCTCTTTAACTCACTAACATCAGCCTCCAAATCACTTACAATCCGTTCTGCTTCGGCTGTTGTCTGCTCCGCAGCGGTGTCGACGATTTGCTGAATCTGCTCTGCGATCTCTTCTGCCCGCTCGACATCTGCATCGATTGTTCCATCTGGACGGGCGGCGGGTTCGACTACAATCTGGACGTTCGCAGAACCGTAGAAAAGGCCGTTTTCATCATAGAACACAATCTCACCTTTGTGTGTCCCGGAGATGGCAGTGAGAGATGTGTTGATGCGGAATGCTACACGGTCATCGGATGCAGTCCCCTCAAAAAGGAATCCCAGACCGTCCGTTCTTGTCCCCTGGAATTTTGCGGTATATCCATTGATCTGTGTCGCCTTTGAATATTTATCCAGAACGCTGAAGACCAAATCATAGTCAGAATCATACTGACTCATGTAAACAATGTCGCTGTAATATTCCTGCGACAGCGCTATCTTATATTCTCTGTTCATGCCGTTTTCCTCAAATGATGAATTCACTGTTGAAGTACGCTACGAATCCGTTGGCCGTTGCTCTCTGGGTTGTAGATGTGCTATTTCTTACCGTCAAAGTGAGTTGAGCGCCGCTGATGACCCAGTTTGCCTCGACATTGAAATTCGTCGTTCTCAATCCGATAACGAATGCTAAGTACCCAGTCGGCGCGGTCGGTACGGTGAGCACTTCTGTTGTGCTGCCTGCCGCCCACTCTTTCGACCCCGTAGAGAAAAAATGCCAAAATGCGGGAGTCTTCGATGCCTTCTGCATTAGCGTCTCAGCAGTGTCCACAATGGGAGCAATCAGCACGACGGAATCAATTGCCACTCCGTCGAGCGTTACCCGGTAGAGCGGGAAGTCTAAGAGTGTATCCCCCGCAGCAATCGTTCCGGAAGTGTAATCCGGGTCACTAGGCGTGCCAGTAGAAGGCGATCCCGTCTTGACCACTAACTGCAAATCCTCGATGCCGTTCGCGTCTTTTGTATATTCAGCACAGATAAAGTCGATCCTCGACATTCCGACCGTTCCAGACTCAATCTGGATTGCCTCTGACTGTCCGTATTCAATGATGCCTACGCATCCCTGTACGCTGACTCCGCCGTCCGCAAGCGTGACTTGAGTCGCGCTGTCGATGGTGGCGGAAAGCTGACTGCCAATGGGCAAGACGTATGATCCTGTGCCAAAGGCAGACTGATTGATAAATCTTCTCTGTTGGGATGTGATATGAGGTTCACCCCTGTAACCTGTAACTATGTTCAATCCGTCACCTCCACATTGTCTGATATGGTGTATTCTGTAGTCTCGACTCCGTCCGCTGACTTGTGAATCTTTCCGACGATGGATGCTTTCATTGTCGTGCCGCTGACGTAATCTTTGCCGCCGACGATGTCCCCGATCTCAAGCGTCATGCCTTCAACGTCAAGAGAGAATTGATTAGTAGCGAGCAAGGTTTCAAGCTGCTGAGTCCCAGATTCGATTAGCTGCAACCTGTCAGCACCCGCATAGTCGTAAATCTGTGCGATCTCATCACTGCCGAAAAACGTCTGATTCTGTGAGATTCTGCCTTTCGCATCTGCGTACAGGTGCACGACAATTCTGTTCCTCAATTCTCCGTTTCCCAAACAGATAAGATGATTCACTCCAGCCTTGTCCGCAAGCATGTAGTAATGTGCGGACACATCGGACGAAAACTCAATCCGCTCAGAATGGTCGATTATTGGCACGGCGGTTACAACGACACGTTTGAGCCTGACGTTGTATCGAATGTCCATCTTGTATCCGACCGATGCGAGCATTTTGGTGAGTCCGTCGTACAGAGTGCAGTAGCGGTTGTACTGAAATTCGCCCCGCACACTCACCCCGCATGGAGCGCCGCCGACGAACAACCCGCCGAAAGCCTCCCGGACGCGCCTGTCGATGATGGTGTTGATGTCGCCCATGTCCGTTGCATAATCTTCACCGGGCGGCGGAGAGATGATCTTGTTTCGCATCATTCCGCGCCATGTGTATCCGCCGACCGATATTGTCCCGACTTTTGTGTCTGTCTCCAGACGTTTGTATATCCCGCCATACTCCGTGTTCGGAATGTATATCCGTGCATTGTCCGGGATGTCTTGCCAATCGGGGATCAACTGCGAAATCATGAAATCGGATGTCTCATTACCGATTTCGAAATCGTATTCTTTGTATCGGAGCGCCCTTAATTCCTTGCCCGAAGAATCTGCAATCGTTACCATTTCGGCTCACTCCTTTCTTCGTAGAGTGTCAACTTGAACGCGAAGTTGCCCCACGAAAGAGAGAGCGCACCAGACGGTATCTTCTGGAAGACGCTTTGCACTTTGTTCCTGTTGTCGAACAGGTTACGATTCCCGCACATCACCGTTTTTTCTTTAGAATCAATGATAAGGGTTTCACCTTCCCCGACCGTAGCGTAAACGATGTATGGATACCCGTTTATCACCACACGGGGATTAACGACCTGTCCGTATATCTCCATGCGGAAATCGGAATCAAACGGAGCGTCCGTGATCCACGATGCAGTGCCGTAGGAGGTCGCCGAATAGTCATACATAAAGTCGTATTCGAAATCCAAGAACGGGTATTGCGTGGAGCTGTCCGCCACCTTGCCGAATTCCCTTGACTCGTCCTTGAGCCAGAATCCGCTCGGAACATAGATGTTGATTTTGTCTTCTGTCCAATGCTCCATCTCCTCAATCGGGTTGGTTTCCGACTCTGTGACAAAGCACTCGCAGTACCATTCACCGAAATGGAGCGTTCCGGGATTCAGTGTCCTGATGTCCCTTTCGAAATCATCATGGAGGGCAGTGAGAATCGCCTTGCGGTGTGTCCTGCCGCCCCGCACGATAAGGACAAACGGATAGTTCAACGAATCTTTGTGGAAGTAGGAAAGGCGCTCCCCGAACATCTGGGTATTGCCTCTCGGCTCATATCCCCACTTAAAGAGATTCGCGTCCTGTGTCAGAATCCTACGACCAGACAGATTGTAGACATTACCAGAAGATGCGATATATGTGATGTTCATAGCACCTCCTTTACGATGCGACCAAATTCTCTCCGCCCGATCTGAACGGTCAGATTGGCAGTTCTGAGCGCCGCCACCATTGCGTCATAGAATCCGTCAATCAATGTGCCATTGTTTGCGGCATTTGCCGCAGTGATGTCTCTCATTAACGCAGAATACCCATACATGAATTCGTGCCCAGCTTCGCCCGCGCCGATTGCTCCATACGGAGTCTGCATGACAGTGGGAGATGTGAACATGTACGGAGTGTTCATTGCTTTCGCCCACCAGTCAACGTTCAGATGCGGAACGCTCGGAGGATTCAGCGAGAACTCTCCGGAGATGCTGAAATGCGGCATTGCGGGCAGCTCAATCTGTGGAAGTTTAAGCGACAGATTGGAAAAGAACCCCTTGATGGATTCAATCACGCTTGAAACCTTATCTTTAATCGAGTTGAACTTGTCAATGAACTGCTGCTTGATGCCGTTCAGTTTCTCCGTGATGGAGGATTTCATCTCATTAATCTTGTTGACCGCATTGGTCTTGATTGAGGTGACTTTGTTAACGACATCCGCCTTTATCGCGTTCCACTTGTTTGCGATGTCGGTCTTAATGCTTTGAACCTTGCTCGAAATGTTTGACTTGATTTCCTCCCATTTCTCGACCACAGAGTCTTTGAGGTTCGTCACATACTCAACTATCGACTCCCAGACCTCTTTGACCTTCGCTTTGATCTCGTCCCAGTGCATGATGCAAATGACAATGATTGCGATTATTGCCGTTATAGCTGCTATCACAATTCCTACTGTCGATGCCGCCACGCCCAGAACGCCCGCAACCGTGGTAACCGCAGTGATCAACCCGCCTATACCTGTGATTATCGACCCGATCAAGGCAACTATCGGCCCGACAACGGCAATGATGCCCGCTATCGTGACAATAGTCTGTTGCGTTTGAGGCGACAAAGATTCCCACTTTTCTCGGAGGTCTTGTACAACCTTCGCAACCTTCTCCAGAATCGGCTGCAATACCTGTCCGATGGTAGCGCCCAACTCCGCCCCCGTCAGCTTCAGCTGATTGAGAGTAGTCTGCCATTCGTCGATTGGGTCGAGGGTCTCGTTGAACGTGTCCGCCAGATTCCCGGCAGAGTCTGTTGCAGTGTTCCCCAGATCCTCAAAATCAATCGCTCCATCCTTGACCGCCTTGAAGACCTTGTCGCCCTGTTTACCAAATAACTCGTAGGCTTTCGCAAGTCCTTCTGCATCGTCTTCACTGTTGGCGATTGTGTCTTGCAAGTCTGCCAATGCATCGTTGAGCGGGACTCCGTCATCTGTGGCATTCTTTAATGCTTTAGACAAACCGCCCATAACCGACTCAACAGGCACGCCAGATTTCTCAAGCTGCGCCATCAGGGCGGTCGAATCCTCAAGGGACAGTCCCATCTCTGACAAAGCGCCCGCATTGGCGATAGTAAGGGATGTCAGCGTATCAACACCGATTCCGCTGTCCTGTGCCGCCTTGTTGAGTGCATCCAGATATGCCCCCGCATCCTCCGCACCAAGACCAAAGGCCTCCAAAGCCTTCTGCACGCTGTCGACGCTTGACGTTACGTCCGTACCGTTGAGTTGAGCAAACATCACGAATTTTTCGGAAAGGTCAGCGAGTGCATCACCTGTCAGGCCAAATCGTGTGTTGACTTCGCCAACCGCCTCACCTGCCGTCGCAAAGTCCGTTGGCATGGTCGTGGCAAGCTGATCGACGATGTCGTACATCTCTTGCGCGGCTTGGCCTGTCGCGCCAGTTTTCTGGATTACCGTATCGTATCCCGCATCGACTTCAGAAAATGCCGCCAGTGCCGCGGCGCCTACTCCGACGATGGGAGCGGTGACGTTTTGTGATAAGCCCTTGCCTACTTCCGTAACCTTGCCGCCGACTTCCTTCATCTTTTCGCCGACCGCCGCAAACTGTTGCGTACCGACAGAACCGAATTCCTTCAGTTCATTTTGTGCCTTTTTAAGGGCATCCGTATCCGCTACAATCTGCCGTTCCAGTTTTTTTGCGGCCTCTTCGACTTCCGGAGTCTGGTCCGCTTCTTTGAGTTTGGCAAGTGCGTCTCTTTCGCCCTTTAGCTTGTCATCGACTTCCTTAACTGCCTTGTTCAGAAGGTCTTGCTTCTGCTTGAGCAATTCGGTGTTTTTGGGGTCAAGCTTGAGCAGTTTATTGACATCCTTCAGCTGCTTCTGTGTATCTTTTATGGACTTGTTGGCATCTGCCAGTGCTTTTTTGAAACCATCGATTTTGCCGTCAATCTCAATGGTTATCCCTTTGATAGTACCTGCCATTGTTTAGAACCTGTCCATATCCTCCTGACTGGCAATGGTATTGTAGTGTTCGCTATCATTTCCATGCTCAATCAAGATGTCCAAAATTTCTCCAACTTCAAAAAAATCGAGGCAGGATATTGGAATTCCCGCCTCGCAAATTCTCAACAGATATACCGCCGTGTTATACGGACGGTCTGTTTTTACTTCTTTTTTTTTGAAGTGGATGACGGTTGGGCCTGACCCTGATACAGGGCGAAGATGTCCCCCGCTGCCGTGATCAAGTCCATCGCTTCGAAGTCCGCCACCCACTCATAAAAATCGTCCACCGTCAGTGTATTGAGTAACTCACTCATCGGTTTGCCGCCTGCCTGCATCGTCATGACATATGCCAGTTCGGAATAGACGTTGAGGTCATCCGTCTGGGTCGTGGCAAGGAAGTCCCGGCGGAACACCCGCTTGTAGATAAACGGAGTCGCTCCGTTCGCTACCATTTCCAGATTCTTATCACCGATTTTGATCGTTCCTCTCATGCCGCCTCCTTACAACTGTGCTGTAGGCTGAACGACCGCCTCGTTCCATGTAGCGTATGTGGAATCACCTGCGTTACAGGATGCCTTTGTGACATCTGTATCGATAGCGGGAACATAGATGGATGTCGCCGTGATCGTGGTGCTTTCCGTCTGAGGCTCTTTTGTGTCGGTGTTGGTCGTACTGCCAACTGTCGGGCGGGTTGCCGTGCAGTTGTACATTACATGCCTACGGGCATGCTTGTCGCCGCTGAACTCAAACATCAGAGCGAAATGTACCGCCTCTGCGTTCGCATCTTCGTAAAGGATGCCGTTTCCGGCTTCTTTCATCCCCAGAACGTCTTTCTTGAAAGAGTCGGGGATCATCGCCATCTCCAGATCGCCGGAATAGCCGCTATTGGCATTTGCCATGTAATAGACGATGTTGTCCGCATAAAACGGAGTGTTTTCGCCCTGCGGCTCAAGGGACAGTGACACCGCACCGGGCATCGCTACGGGTGTTCCGTATGTCGCACTGCCGTCATCGGCGATGGTCGCCACTGCATAGTGTACGTTTTTGATGCCGAATTTTACTTTGTTCGTATTGGGCATTGTTTAGACCTCCAAAATAATATCGGATGTGTAAATAGTTTCGTGCATTTGCTCAGAATCGATATATGTCTCCTCTTTTGCAAAAAAGATTTCATGCTCTGCCAGAATCTGTTCAAGCCTTGCCTCAAGGGCAAAGTCCTTAACGTCCGTGTACAACTCAATATTCAGCCGCTCTATGCAGCAATAATTGATGTTGTCAGCTGACAGATCATTACTGGATGTAAAAAAATAGCAGATGAACGGAGTCGCTTGTTCCGTATCATCTGCAAACTGGTAATATGCGGAAGGAATCCCCACCGCATCAATCATTGTTTTGATTTCGCCAGGCGTCATAAATCCCTCCGTAATGTGTCTTCGAATAGCTTTATGATTTCCTGTTCGACTGGTTGAATATGAACGATGCCGTCCGTTCTGCCGCCGTTGCGCTTCGCGTGTCCGTGCTCAAGCAGATGTGCGAGCCCCGGCATACGCTTGTTGTAGATTATGGCGATCTGATGGATTCGGTCGCCCTCGAAGGTCACCGACCATCCGGGCGCGTACTTGTTACCGTTCAGCTTTTCGGCGGAATTCTCTCGCAGTGCTTTTGCGCCGCGTCTGCCTACTTTCTGAACGACCTCTTCATTCTTCTGTTCGATTTCGTCACCGTAATCTTCCAGAATCTGCTCAAGCGCCGCCTGTAGTCCTTCAATTCCTACCTTTCGCGCCATTTGTGCCGCCTTTCCGCTCGACGTACAACTCGACGGTGTCAGTACGTCCGAAATATGTGCGGTACACTGCATATCTCTGCCCGTTGTACCGCACTATCTTTTCACCGTCGTAATCACCGAAAAACAGGTCGAACTGGAACTCTGGGTTGAGCCCGTTTCGACCTGCCTCGAAAAATTCATTCCGTGTGATACCTTTGACACGACACATTACCGTCCGCGCTTCGCCTTCAACCATCCGTTCAACCCCATTGGCGTCTACCGCCTTCGTGGTCGGGATCAGTTCGATGATGTCGCTTCTGTCCATGTCGTGTACCCCGTCTTTGTGCTTAACTGCGCCTTCTGCTCGTCATACGACTTTTTCAGCCGCTCGTAATTATCCGGCTGACCGAAGTGCATGAGAAAATAGGTGATGGCCGCCTGTCGAACAAGATTGTCAATGTCCGACGGGATAACCACACCTGCAACGCCCATGTCTAACATCGCCGCATCAAGCAGACGCTCGACCTCTACATCATAATAGTCCGTCGTTATTCTCGCCGCCATTTTTGCGGAATAGATAAGAGCCTCGTCAACCATGATTACCTCCGTCGGATCTTAGATTATGCGGTGAAAGTAGCCTTGACCATTGCAAGCGGATTCTCAAGGCCTGCGTCAAACAGGGAATATCCTGCGATGATGGTCTTGAAGGTCTTTGGATCGATAGCGTTGTTCATGAACAGCGCCTCGAAATCATTCGCAAGGATGGACGCAGGAACGCCGACGTATACAACATTGTCAGCCAGGTTCTCGTCGACCTTAACTTCGCCGCCGTAGATTCTGCCCTGAACGGTAGGATCACTGTCAGTTGTGGAAGGAACAAACAGCGGTCTGTCATTGCCGTCCTGAATGCCAGCGAGGCCGTTCCAAATCGTATTGGTGTTTGCATACCATACCTTTGTGCCGGACTGCTTGATCTTGGCAAGGATAGCGCGGACAGTACTCTCTGCATAAGTCTGCGCTGTCAGGACGTTCGCCGCTGCGATACCGGTTGCAACAGCGTCAAGTCTTGCGCGGATCTGTGTCTCTTTCGCGACTGCGATTCTCTTTGCGATGTGATCAGTCAGCCATGCCTCGAAAGCATCGATAGACTGCCACTGCATCTTGCGGGAAATCTCGACGTGTTTCTTGATCTCGACACCATCAAGTGGCAGAAGGTCGAAAGTATCCTCTTCGTCAGCGTTCGCGACACCTTCGGCAGTTGCTGCAGCGTCGCCTGCCGCAATCGTCTTATGTCTCGGTACGCCGAAGCCCTTGACCATGCCGCTCTTTGTGGCATCGTCGTACATGGGCGCCATGCTCTGTACAAGCTCGACGATTCTGTTCAGCGTCTCGGTGGGAACAACTGCGCCGGAATTGGCGGTTGTGAATGTGAATGCTCTCTGCTCTGTCTCGGTCAGCTCGCCGAAGATCTTCTTGCCATCACGCTGGGCAATGTTCTTCAGCCATGCAGTTCTGTACTCCGGGGACTGTGCATTATATTTAATCTCTTCCATTTTTCTCTCCTCCGTAGGGGTTTCTTTGATTACGGTTCCTGCGCCGGAAGCGACTGCATTACGGATCTCCGCTTTCTTCGCCGCCTCTGCCTTTCGGGCCTCAAGCTCTTCCTTGATACCCTTGATTTCTGCTTCGAGTGCGTCAAGGTCTGCTCCGTCCTTCTCGACTTCCTCACCGATCTGGACGCGTCTTGCTTCAAGTTCCTCGACGGTCATATTCTTGAATTCCATGTTCATACCTCCATAAGAATTCTGAGTTTCTGTTTCTTGCGTTCGATTTCGCGCTTTTCGGCTTTCGCACTCTCCAGTGATGCCTTTGCACTCTCCAGTGCATCAGACAGGCCTCTTGCGGTAATCGATGTCGCTTCATAAGCGGGGAACGTGACGGCGGACACCTCGAACACTTTCGAAATGCTCCGAATGTGTCTTGTTGGGTGATCGCTTTCAAGGTTCTCCCACATATCTGAATCGACGATGAACATAAAGGACATTCCGGAAATATCCCCTCTGTCCACTGCCGAATACAGTGCGCGTGCATCTGCGTTGTTCTCCGTGTCGAGGTCAACGCGAATGGTCATACCCGCTCCCGGCACCACCTGCAGCTGCATGGTCGAATTTGCGTTATTATTCCTCGACCTTGCAAGTGGGATCATGTCGGTATTGTGGTTAATCAAAAAGCGCACATCACGGAGATCTGTTCCCGCAAGTGCGCCATCATCGATGATTTCATCGTACCAATCTAAATTTGTCCGCTCATTATATACAATGGGTTGCCCGGTTAGGTAATGCCCGTGTTCTTCGTTCTGTTCGGCGCGGACTTCAAAGTTAAACGCTCTGATTTCCTTCGTCATTTGTATCTTCCTCCGTTGTGGTCATGCTCTGGAGCCTCTCTCCATTCCGCAGGTCATAATATTCACCACGAATCGGGATTGCCTGCCCCTTGCCATCCGGGAGCGGCGGCAGATTCCAGATTTCCCTTAGTTCGTCTACGGTTGCCATGCCTCTATCAGCCCATCCGTTACTGACATTCAGTTTATCGCTGTTCGACATGTACTGGATCCTGTTTGCGGTGGCGATGACCTTATTCCCTTGTGACTGTTCCCGGAATGTGAATAGCGTCTTCGTCATCACTTCGCTGAACTGGATAGCGAATGGCTCGATAGCGCCTTCATAGAATGCCGTCCATGCGTCACCGTATGCTTTATTCGTCAGCACATCTTCGTTCACGCCGAAATACTCATAGACGTTATCCTTGATGACCTTCATCTGGTCAGCGTCCACAACCCACGGCTTCACATCAATCTGCTTGATGTCTTTGTAGGTGTTGGGGAACAGGAGCAGACCGCCGCCCTCCGCATCTCTGGCGAAGTTCTCCGCAGTGAACCGCTTTCGCTCTTTCGCAAGGTCTTCTGCGCTTGAGAAGTTCGCAAGCTGTGCCATGAATCGGTAAGTGGCCGCGCTCTTTACGCCTTCTTTGATGCCTTGATCCTGTATGTGGATCAAATCCATCGTAGGAAATAATGCGCCATTCGATTCTCCAAAGAAATCGTCGCGATACTGGTACTTATTCATGATTCCGCAGTATTCCAATTCGACCGCTGCTTTGTCACCCCATGCAAATTCATACTGGAGGTACGGCACATTGTTATACTGTACAAGCTTAACCCTGTCCGGCAGTGGGGCATAAACGCCGCTCACTTCGCCATACTCATCCCAAATCGGAACAATGAATGCCGTGTTGTGAACATCCAGAATCGTCGACAGGCGGTACATGAATTGGCTCCATGTCTGAAACTGATTTGGCCCGTGTGCCAGTTTGACTTGCAGAGATCTTTTTGCGGCGCCCTGTGTCGTTACTTTCAGCTTGCTGATGTGCGTCGCCCTGGCGCCGATCGCGGCACGGATCAGTTCCGACTCATACACTCCGCCGCCAAATCTTGAAAAATTCGGCGAATATCCCGTCAGCAATCTGAAGTCGCCACCGTATGTTCCCTCTCTGGGTTTCGGCCTCTTGCCGAACAGAAAATCAAATAATCCCATGTCTAATTCCTCAATTGCGTTCCGACCTCACTCCACCACTTCTGGCGGACGGTCATTGCATCCAGAAGCGCCGCTGTGCCGTCAATATGCACGGACGGCGAAAGCTTAATAAGCTTACCGCGCCCACGCTCTGCGGACATCTTTATGGCGCTGTTGAGCAGGTGCATTTTTAACAAATCGTTGTCGCCGATATGGATCTTTCCGTCTTCCAGAAGTCCTTGCGTTTCCATCATGACTCCGTACAGATTTTCGCCCTGATATACATCGTCCATGTGAAACCCGTATGTGTTCATATCCTGTACGAGATACTGCGCTGAGTATCTGTCGTATCCGACCTTCAACGGCAGAATCTTGTACTTCTCGACCAAATCAGTAAACCATCTGTAACAGTCGTGATAGTCCACGAAATTGTCACCAGATAA